TAAATAGTTTAGCAGGATTATAGGAGATTTATGAGTTTAACAGGAAAAACATTATCAGGAAGTTATAAAGATATACTACAAGTAGACAATTCTAACAATGGAATTACTGCTAATGGAAAAGATGTTAAAGATGGAGAAGGTACTACATCAGCTATGACATTAGGTAGTGATAGGGTTATTATACAACCACAGGCTAACGACACAGCCAGAGCATTAAGAATTATGACACAAAGTGGCTCTGAGGTTATGGCTGTTGAAACTAATAACTCGCTTGTAAAAGTCAATGGCACTAGTGTAAACACTCAGTATGCTTCATTCACAGCAAATAATACAGATTTGGCAAGTGCTTCTACAGGAAGACATTTCGGTATTCCTTTTATGAATGGGTCTACTGCTGATAGTAGTAATCCTACAAGTTTTGGATCAGGCACAGACCCTGACACTTCATTTACAACATCAGAAAGCAATGGATCTAGAGCATCTGATTTAGTGCCTTTGATGTGGTATGTGTGTGATGACATAAGTATTGATGCAGTTAAGCACATAGAGGGTGCTGACACAGCAACAGGAGACACAACAAGACTACATCTATTTAGTTACGATTTTACTAGTGGAGCAACAAATTGTCTAACTAACGGAACATTATTAGCTAGAAGTGCAGACACAACTAACGCAGGAAGCGAACAGCCTTATTTTGATAATTGGACTGTTGATAGTGCAGCAGTTACAGCAGGGAAGGTTATTATAGCAACTATGGAAGTAGATGGCGTTAATAGTGACTACTCAGCAAAAATTATTATAAAATATCATTTAACTTAGGAGTAAGATATGTCAAAAGATTATTTAGGAACAGCAACATTTAACCCAGGGGGTGCAACTTCTGGTCGTAAGAAAGGTAGAGTAGGAGTGCCAATAGACACAAAAACAAAGTCTATCACATATAGTGCAACTGTTTCTGATTTATTATTAGATTTAGACTCAACTGCAAGTGGTACTGTATCTAAGACTGGAGCAATACAATCAGTTAAAGTGAAGAACGATGGATATGTTTCAGCACTCGTAGAGTTTGTTTACAACTCATATGAAGCAGAAGGCACGATAGATACTGTTGCAGCTACTAGGTATTTGAAATATTTATTAAATCCTAATGAAGAAATCATATTGCCGACCACAAGAGCAGTAATAGGAAATGCAGTTGCAATATTTGATGGAACTGCTGTAACAGCAGCTGCACCTGATTCAAATGAGTATACAGATAGTGGAGCAGACACAGATGATACTACAGCTGATGATAATGTTGATAATAGTGCTACAAATACTACCGTATATTTAGAGCCTTATACAAGTGCAACAAATTGTACAGCAAACCTTTTTAGAGTTGGCGATTTAATACGGATTAGAGATGAAGTGATGGAAGTAACTGCTATAGGTACTAAAGCAGATTTAGCCAATAATACTCTTACAGTAAAAAGAGGGCAGTATGGTTCAGCAGCTACCACAAATACTGATGATGAAGATCCTGTAAGACTACCATTTTTTAACGCATATCATAAATACGATAAATACTCAGTCGCTCAAACAGATTCTTTAGGTAGATGGAAATCAATGAATTTTTTTGGATATGGTAGGTCGCTTACTGGTCAATCAGGTATAACTGCTGGTAGTGTAGCAATTCAATTCTATAATGCTGGATATGCGAAAGCAAACTTATCAGACATAACTGCAAACACAGAAAGTGGCTTAGCAGCTTCTACTGCATATAATTTTAATATAACGGTAGATGGAGGTTCAACTTTTGTTGATTTTACATTTACCACAGATTCTTCTAATCTAAAATTTGGTGGCTCTACAGGAATAATAGCAAAAATTCAAGATGCTCTTGACACTCAATATTACACATCTGGGAATCTATTTGAAAAGAAAGTTACTGTTGGTCTAGAAGATGGAGATATAGTATTTAGAAGTGGCTCTTTCTTATCTACATCAGCTATTGCATTGGCAGCTCCTGGATCTGGAACAACTCCATTTGGCGTAGGTAGAATCCCAGCAGCGTTCACATCTTATGATGCTGAATTAGAAACAGAGTTAATTTATGACCCAATAACTAATGGCACTGCATATAAAGAGATATTTATTAGGGATGATGGTTATGGAAACCTTATATGGAAAAACGAGAGCAAAGTCGGAACAGTTAATTATGAGACTGGTGCAGTTGATTGGACTATAAGCGAGAGACCTAATGCAGAGTTTGTTGTTAGTGCATTACACACATCTCCATTTAGTGGAAAGTTAGATGGCACTACAACAGGAAAATTGAACTCGCTAAGACAGGTTCTTGGCAACACACCACAACAAAAATGTGAAGCAAGATTAACAATAACAACATTCTAGGAGGTAGATATGGCATATGGCTACGGAAAAAAGAAGAAAAAAATGAAGGTAGGAAAGAAGAAGGTTCGTAAAATGAGAAGGAAGAAGAAATAATGCCAAAGACAGATTATGTTAAAGGTGTAAGTATGAAAGGTTTAAATAAAAGGCAGAAGACTGCTATGCGAAGACATAAAACGCACCATACTGCAAGACATTTAAGGTCTATGGCAACTGCCATGAGAAAAGGTAAAACATTTACGCAATCCCATAAAATAGCAATGAAAAAGGTAGGTAGGTGAAATGGCTAAATATCAAGGAAAGTCAGTTAGACTTAATAAGCCAACTCGTATTCGTAAAGGTCAAGCAGGATACGGAAGAAAGAAGTCTCAAGTTTTTGTTAGGTCTGGGACTAAAATAAAAAGAATTACATTTGGTGATCCAAACATGAGAATAAAAAAGTCAAGTCCAGCAAGGAGAAAATCTTTCAGGGCTAGACATAAATGTGCGACAGCTAAAGATAAAACAACAGCAAGATATTGGTCTTGCAAAGCATGGTAAGGAAAGATTATGTCTAAAAAAGGGAAGACAGTAAGTTGGATGTATGGAGGAAAAAGATACTCTGGAAAATTAATACCATCCAGAGAAACTAAAACTCATAGATTTGCACGAACTGCTAACGGTAAGATTAAAAAAATACGCAAAAGAGGTAAATAATGGCATCAGCACCAATATATTGTACGCATAAAGAACTAAAAAGAGTATTTCCTCAGTTAGATGAATATGACCAGAAGACTCCTATATATGGATGGGTAGAAGTTACAACTAATAAATATGCTGCCCACAACAGTGGCTCGGTAACTCAGTTATTTGTAGACGGAGAATCTTTAGGTGCAGCCCAATCTGCTCATACCGACTTAAATGTTGAGGGAGAATGGTTTTATAACTCCACTGACGATGTACTTTACTATTTTTCTGCTAGCACTCCTTCAGATAAACTAATGGAGGCAGGAGAGCTTTTTACTGCAATGGTAACTCAATTTAGAACAGATGCAAGTAGATATATAGATTCCAGGCTAGACCCTAAGCTACCTAAGAATCAATTAAAGGATAAAGAAGGCAACTTTGATTATATGATAGTAAGATCAACAGCTTTGTATGCTGCTGCTTTCATGACAAGAACTAAAGACCCAACCTCAGATATGGCTGCTGCATTAATGCTAGAAGCTGACAATAATATACAACTACTTAACGAGGGTAGAGCTGCTTTATCTTGGCAGAATACTGGAGATGCTTCGCAAGGTGTACTAAGAGATGTTACTTACACAGATGGTCAGGTTAGACCAGTTGACTTTAGAGGTAGAGCTGGATCAGTTGACTACGACCTCGTACAGGTAAAAATTGGTACTGGTGGAGCTATAGGAACTGCTACTTACAATGTTTTTGTAAAGGATAGTAATGGATTAAAACAAAACCAGGTCGTTACAAACGAAAAAATAACTGGTGACTATCAGACCTTAGCTTACGGACTACAAGTTAGATTTTCTGGTACAACAGATGCTAGCGAAGCCACAGCAAATAATGAGTGGGAAGTTGAAGTCAGAGGATATAACGAGGAAGTAGACACAGCAGACCTTAAAGGTATAAAAATGACTAGAAGAAGGTATTACGGAGGAAGATATTAATGCCTGTAACTTTTACTAACAACTTTACCAATATTCTTGATAAATTAAGGAACATTCTAAGGACAGAATTTAAGGGCGCATTACCTATTTATATAGGTCATGAGTCAGCGCAGGCTAGCACGCAGTTCGTAAGGCTTGATCCAATAGGTAGTGAGCTTTTAACCTATATGGCAACTGGCGAGCAAAGAGAATTTACGGTAAATATTTACTATTACTTTCTTGATAAGAATATAAAAAAGACTTCGCTTGACCATGTACTTAGATATATGTCAAGGATTGAGGCGTTAATACATGACAATACAAGTACAACATTGACAGACAATAGTAACTTGTATAACTGTAGAATAGAATCAAGTACATTAAATGCTTTAGAAGATGAAAATGAATATGTTGTCGAAATGGTATGGAAAGGGCAACACACAGGAAACATAACCTAGGAGTTGATATGAAAATAAAACTAAAAAATCCACAAGCTCTTCCTAACGCTTGGAAAAGCTGTGGAATGACAATAGAAGAGTGGAAGGATTTAGAGGCAGGTAAAACTGTCGAAGTTAAATCTCTTCCTGAGTTAATTAAAGATAACATAGATGTTGTTGGTTCAGCATCAAAAAAGGGGCAAAGCCCTAAAGGAGCTAAATAATGGCTGGGGCAATACAAGCTTTCTCACCAAAAGAATGGAAAGTTGCAGTTGTGTCGGATGCGACTAACGCAGGTGCAACAGGAATAGGTAGTACAATGAATCAATTAGATGTTGATTCCATTGGAATGCCTTCACTTAACCCAAATCAAGTTTTAGATGTAAAGTCTGGGGTAGGAAGAACATTAAAAGACGAAGATGTTTTTCAAAGCAATATTTTAAGAGTTTCAGAATTTACGCTTTCAGGAACTTTACATAATGACACAGGACATAAGTTGCTATTGCAAAACATCTGTAATGATGTGAGTGGTGATGTTGCTGTTGCATCAGGTTTTACAGCATCTTCGCAAAACATGGCAGGATCTACAGCAGTTACTAATGCAGCTTCTTCATTAACATTTGTTTTTCAACCATCAGATGTGACTAATCAACAAGGAATGGAATTCTTTGGGTGCTTAGTGACTAACTTTTCAATAACTGGAGATACTGGAACTGAAGGTGGTAGATATAAATGGTCTGCGACTATACAAACAGGTAAAAAGCCTGATTTGGCATCAACAGCAGAACCAACTATAACAGCTTATGCGAACACGAATGTACCTTTGATGTCAAACGCTAGTGATGTTAGAATTAGTGATGTTTCAAATATGGTACTAGGATCATTTACAGCAACCATTGATAGCCCTGCTATATTTACAGGCGCTACAAGCTCAGGTTATGAGATTGCAAGTAGAGGCTCTGAAATATCTGTCAATGTTGATGCTCAAGTTAAATATGATTCTAATACTAAGGGATTCATCAATGAGTTTGATTCACAAACAGGAGCTAATACTGCTGGAAATATGTTTAAAATGGTTAACAATAATGCTTATGGTATACTAGTCACAAGTGGGCTATTTACGAATATGGCATTATCAGAGGGTGATATTATGATGCTTGATTGCTCAATAAAAGCAGTTGATGATGGCAGTAGTGATTTAATATCATTTGATTTATCTGCATAATAAATAAAAAGGAATAAAAGGAATATGGATATTAAACTAGAAACAGGTACTAAATTAAAACTAAAAGATATATCTCTTGACGAGAGAGATGAGCTACTAGATAGCGTAGAATATCAGCTTGATGCTAAGGGGAAAATCCAAGGGGTTAAAATGATGAATAGCACTATCACTAAGTGGCTAAGAACAGGCTTGGATGGAGATACATCGGACAAGTTTTTAAAGACCCTTACTTTTGAAGAAAGAGTTGAAATTTTCACCAAAATGCAAGAAAGTATTATGGTGGGGGAAGGGAAAGCCTCCGACTAGAGTTAAATATACACTTTGACGGTTGTGGAGGCTGTAAGTATCATAGTTATCCTTATAAGGCTGAAGTTCCTGTTTTAATCGATGGTGAACGAGAAATTAGAGAGTTCACTTGCGATGAAGATGTATGGCAAATAATTGATCTTTTAATAAAAGAAACTAAAGAGGTCAATTTAGAGGGAAAGGAATTTGACATTGCTCGCTCAGTAAATGCTCAGATTCCGTTCTTCGCCTGCAAGAACATCGTTTACTCGAAAGAATGTCAGAGGGATATTCAAAAATATATCTACTGTAAAGATTTTGGAGTATCACCTTACGAGGGTAACTTCAATAAACATTCTGCGAGATGGATAGATAAAAGTTTTATAATTAAAAAGGCATTAGCTAAAAGAGGGAATGCTGAAATAGAAAAGGCTAAAAAGAATGGCTGCAAATAAAATAATAGTAAAATTTAAACCTGAAGGTCATGAAGATTTAATTAGAGCTATAAAGCGACTTTCGACAACACAAAAAAAATTAACAGACTCTGTAAAAAAAGTAGATTCAGCCTCCAATAAAGCAGCTAATAGTGCAGGAATACTAGGCACTAGAAATCAAAGACTAGCAGATGAGAATAATAAATTAGCTAATAGTTTTGCTACTGTTCGTTCTAAGATGCTTCTATTTAACTTTGCTATGTCTCTAGGTATTAGGCAAGTATCTCAAATGGCTGAGCAGGCTGCAATTTTAGAGGGAATGGAAACAGCCTTCGGAACATTATCAGGTGGGGCAGAAAATGCGACGATAGCTATAGATAAGCTGAGAGGTGCGACTAATAACACGATGTCTGACTTCGGCTTATTCCAGCAAGCAAACAACGCTATGATTCTCGGAGTCAGTAGAAACTCAGATGAAATGGCTGAAATGTTTGATATTGCACAAAGACTTGGTCGTGCATTAGGTAGAGACACTAGATCATCAGTAGAGTCTCTCATAACAGGAATCGGCAGACAATCTCGGTTGATGTTGGACAATATCGGACTTATTGTAGATGCAGAGAAAGCATACAAGGTTCTAGCGAAAAGTTTAAATAAGAATGTAAGTAATCTTACTGACAGTGAGCGAAAGCAAGCATTTTTAAATGCCACCATGAAGTCTGCGAGAGAAAAAGTAGCTGAGTTTGGAGTTGAGACAGAAGCATCTATAGACAAAATTAATCAACTGGGAGCTTCATTTGAAAATCTATCAGCTAGGATTGGAGATAGCGCAACAGCTTTTACTCCATTAGTAGAAACAATGACTTCATTTTTAAATTCAATTACAAGCGAAAGAATCCAAAGGTTTTCTGAGGCTATGGGTTTACTTATGAATATCGCTAAAGGCTTAGCTGTAGTTGTAGCAGCCGCATTAGTACCTTTAATGTTTGGTCTTGGAGGAGTTCTAGGCACAGTAAGTGCAACCCTTGGTGCTTTAATGAGTACCACGACAGGTACAATAGCTGTAGTTGGCTCTCTTGCCTATGGAGCAATATTCCTAAAAGATTCTTTTATAGATTTAAAAGATGCTGCAATGGATTATTTGTTTCCTGCCAAGGAACTCACTGAGGAGCAAAAACGAATAAATGAAGAGTTTGCAATGGGAGCAGACACTTTAGCAGACTTAGCCACAGGATCTTCACTTGAAGAACTTTCAATAGATTTAGAAAGGTATGGAGAGTCGCTGGAGGTTATCAACAATCAACAGCATCGTATGGCAGAAGAGCGTAACATAATAGATGAAATGTTTGCCAATACAAAAGAGGGTAGGATTGAAGCTATAGATTCAATGATAGATAGTATAAATATGATACAAGAAGAAATTGGAGTTACGGAGAAGTTAGGCATAATACTTCAAGATTTAATAGATAAAAAGAAAGAGCTAACCAAAGAAGATAAGAAAAGCGTTGATATAAAAAGAACAGAGATGCAGGTAATAGCAGAAAGTGCAGTCATGTCTGCAAAAGCAAATGCAAGTATAGCTGCCTCAGCAATTCAAGCAGCATCTGATGAAATAAAAGCTAAGTTGGCAGTAGCTGTTGCAAATTTAATGGAAGATTATATTGGAAAGTTTGGATTTCTTGGACTTCCTCTTGCAGCAGCAGCAGGTACAGTCGTTGGATCTTTATTTGAAAAAGGAGTTGGTGCGATAACAGGATCGTTTGAAGATGGAGGGTTAGTTGGAGGAAGAAGGCACTCTGAGGGAGGAACTATTATTGAAGCAGAGAGGGGCGAATTTGTTATGAGTCGTAATGCAGTTGATGCTATAGGAGTAGAAAGTTTGAATAGAATGAATCAAGGTATGAGTGGAGGTGGAGCTATAACAGTTAATGTCTCTGGGAATGTTATGACAGACGACTTTGTGGAAAACGAGCTTGCTGAAAAGGTTTCTACTGCTATAAGGCGTGGAATTTCGTTTGGAATGTCATGATAGATATAGATTCGCTTTACCCAGTCATAGCAAATGACCTAGCCTCTCAAGTTAACAACATAGACTACCTTCTTCATATAGAGGGCGTTGCTTATGTTGCGACAAGAAAGCAAATGTTTGAAGCAGATGGTCAAGAAGTATACTTTGAAGACCTTGATTTAAAAGTATCGAGCATTAAAGAGAAAATCGACATAAAAGATAAGAAAATATACTTATCTAACACTTCGATAACTATGAGCAATTTTCCTATACTTCAATCAGAGACCTCGGCTCAAAAAGAAAGAATCTCAGATAGAATATCTCAAGGATACGGTAAGGTTATATCTGTATACTTTAAAACACAGTCATGCAAAAATATAAATGAATGCTTAAAGATAGCCGATTTAAGCATTATTAAAGTGACACACGATGGCGATAAAATAAAAATAGATGCAGAGGATAGGAATCAGCAAGCTTTCTATGTAAATCTTCCAAGACAAGGAAATGTACTAGAAAAAGATATAAATACATTCTCTAGTTACGATCAAAAGCCTATACCTATATTGTATGGACACTTGCAAGATGCACCTGCTGTCGTCTATGTTAATGAAATGCAACTCACATCTTCAAATATGTATGATAATAATAATATTTCTTTACTTCCTGACAATTCATTTATATCTCAAGGCATTTCAAATATTCAAGGAATAAAAGATTATGGTCAGTCCATATTAAGCGCAGACTCTGATTCTCTCCAAGAAGATTATAAGAACAGGACTAAAAGCTATTTAGAGAACGACAATATAGTAAAAATGAAAATAGACGATATTATGTGTAGTGTTAATAGATATCCATACTATAATATTAGGGATTTCAAAGAGAAATCTATAGCTGCATTTCATAACTACCCACAATTTGAGGTTTTAACAGACCATATACAGCTAAATACGAGATATAATGGAGAACCAACTATCTTGAAAAATGGAGGCATTTGGACTCATACATTCTCACCATTCATGTCAAAAGAGGGAATTTATTTAAGGGGAATACTAGAAAGAGATATATTTGCAGGTATAGTAACAACAACTGAAGAAACGATAAAGTATCAAGCTTTTTCTCCAAACATTCAAGGTAATAAGCTCATTTATCCAAACTCTATCTTCACAGATTTTACTAATATTGAAGAATTAGAAAATGGCTTTGGTTTGAGCATAGATAGAATGACAGGAATATGTGTAGAAAAACTTGAATTTGAGGCTGCCCCCAGTATGAATTTCCTTAAAAAACCTAATGGAAACGATTACCCTAAAGATATGAATTTTACAGGAAGTATAAATTTAAATCTACAATCTTCTGATATACACGAAAATCAAAAGCTAGATATTTTTTGCGTTCCCTCTGGGTATAGATTGGATGAGACAGATTTTGGAGATGATGAAACTATAAATGATTCTGGTCTTAATGGTTTTCCATCTGAATTTGGAGACGACCTAGAGTCATGCCCTGAAAATCTTACAGGTTTCATTATGGATGAAGATTTTACTGATATTGATATCGACGATTTTTTCTTTGAAGGCTTTGAAGGTTTAGACAAATATATTAATTTTATATTTTCTTTGTCCTCCCCATTCTACACCTCCTTGTCATTATCTGGCAGTTCAACTAGTCGCTTTATATCATATTTATACCCACAATATGGATTGGATGGGAGTGGGTTGCAGGCTGGGCGATTCCAGGAGCATGAAAATATATTTAAAAACTATGAGAGGTCAGCAGACGAATTTTTAAATGAAGCTGAGCTAGAGGGAGTAGAAAATTCAGGATTAACAACAAATGCTAATTTTCCGATAGAGACAGCTTCAGAGCTTACTTTCTATTATAAATTTAATCCAGATACAAACAGCAATGGGATAGACAATACTTTAACGACAGAACTATCTAATATAAATATGAGGAGATTTTGGTGTGAAGCAGAAGCTTTCAATAAAGAATATTTTTTAGATTGTCGTGGCAGAACAGACCTAAAGGTATATGAAACTAGAAATATGGAAGGAGTCCCTAGTTTAGAGCTAATCGATAGAGTTACTGGTGTAATAAGGATTGTTTTTATAAATGATACTGTGTCTTTTTCTAACGATGGAGATAGTTACGACTATAACCATAATAATAATCACTATTTAGAGCTAATAGAAAAGCTAAAAAATAACACATTTAAAACTAAAATAATAAATGGCGAATCTTACGAAATTATGATGATGACTAGAAATAGTATAGGAGAGGAATCTTTTTTGTATGACATTGAGATTAACGATATCTATCCATTGAATGGCATCAATACTCCAGCTTTATATTGGGAAAACTTTGATAATGTAAGTGCTGACAACGGATGGGATGTAAACTTTAAAGCAAATAGATTTGGTTTTAATGGAGATGTAAACATTAATGTAAGTGTAATAAATGATGAATTCTTTGGAAGGTTTGATGGAATAAAATTAGTTTATGGCAAAAAAGTGTTTAATTACAATTTAGATGAAGTTGATGCAAAAGAAATTATATCTATAGAAGTTGCGCTTGACGAAGATTCTCTTGAATTGCAAACATTTAATGATACTAATGGGTATAATGGTGTTGATACTTTAGATCCAGACCTTCGTACAGCTTCAGGATTATCTGCTGCAATTTGGAATAGCGCATACCATAAACAGCTAAATCAGTATGGCAATATGCTAGAAAACCCAGTAGAAATATCTAAAAATTTAATAAAAACAGAAATGAATAATACTGTTGTTTTTGAAGAATCTAAATTTAAAGAAGCTCAGGAAATTAACAACTCTATAAGACAAGCTTTTTCTGTAAATGAGCGTTTAAATTCAAGGGAAATACTAGAAAATATATACAGACACTCTAGGTCATTTTTTAATTACAGACCAAGAGATGGAAAAGCTATAGTAAATACAATTTTAAATAACTATTCATCTTCAGATAAAACAATAAACTCAGATAGTATTTTAAAATTTAGCTATACAAAGACTAGCTTGAAAGATATTTGTGGGGCAGGATGTATCGTCAAGTATGGATACGACTATGGAAAAGAAGAACTAGCAAAAACTACTATGAAAAGAGCAGTATATTCTTCTGACTCTACTCCATACAAGAATTACTACTCTATAAATGAGGATGATTTTGACAATTATATACTAGAGTTTGAAGCCCCTTATATACAAGACGAAGCTTCTGCTAATTACTTAAGAAACTTTTTATTCCAAACCAACTTGCACCAACACTTAATTATTAAATTAAAATTAGATATTAAGGATGGTTTAGGCTTAGAGACTGGAGATATAGTAAAATTTGATAAAGATCCAAATAATGTAAAGCCTTATGGGAAAAGTTTAATAATTGAGCATGAAATTCCATTACAGAAGATTTTACCTTTTTTTATGATTACAAGTATTTCTAAGGGGTCTAATAGTGTAGACTTAGAGGTTTACCAGCTACATACTATAGACATGACTTCTGGAGTTGCAATACTACCAGGAGATATTAATGCAGATGGTCAGGTAGATGGAGATGATCTAAACATGATGTCTAACTATATAAATAATCCAAATCCATTTAGCTTAACAGAAGAACAGTTTTTAAATGGTGATATAAATGGAGATGGAGTAATAGATGAGATTGATCTCCTCCAATTAACACAACTAGATAATTATACTATTCCAAACGAACCTCCTATAGCTGATATATTACTATTTAGTGGTTTAGAAGAAAACGAAGACGGTCAACTTGTATTAGATATTTACAACTTAGAAAACTATGAAGACGGAAGCTACAATAGTGCATTAGCTGTATGGTTTTTTGGTGCTAATAATACAGATATTGATGGTGAAATATCAGGATACTCTTGGTCAATTACACAAGAAGGAAGAAGCACAGTATCTTTAGAGGAGCTTAATCAAGATTCGGTAAATGTAAGATATTTAAAGTTAAGACATTCGGATGACCAAAATTACTTAGAAATTGGAGAAGAAGGGGGTGGAATAGCAGCATTTTACTACCTTGATTTAAAAGGAAATAATTCTCAAATTAATGGAATTACAGTATCTCTAAATGTTTATGATGATGAGGGCGCTATCTCAGAAGAACCAGATGAAATATTCTTTACACCTCAAGTCATAACAATCCCAGATGTCCCTGTATTTTCCTCATTTTCCCTACAAGAAGGAAATCCTCAAAATTTTATAGAAAATGTTAGTTTTACTCAATCAAATGAAAATGTATTTATTTCTTCAATAATTGAGGATTCAGATATACAATCTTTCTTATTGGATGTTATTGGGAGTACCTTCTTCTCTTTCGGAGCAGACTTCACCTATACTCCACAGACATACCAAAATTATTTAAGGTATGAATTTTATGATACTAATGACAACTTTTTAAATGTAGGAGAAGGAAGGTCTATTGATGCCTTTGGAACTGTATTAAGAATAGATGCAGAAAAAATCTTTGATGCTATGGAAAATATTACAGATGACAGCGCTCAAGATGCTAGAGTAGTATGCAGAGTTTACTCTAGTGACTCTTCTGCTTCTTTGCAAAATGAAATACTTGGAGCTGTGATAACTTTTGACTTGCCTAACTCTTACGATTACTTATCAGGAGATTCTGATTCTGGAGCAAACATATAACATGAAAAAATTACATATAAATCAATATAAAGATGAAATTTTTATTAAAAATAATTTAAATGCTAGTGCTATAGAGATTAGATATACTGGTAGTATTGTTGCTCATTGTCTGTCTCAATCCAATATAGTTATGAGCTATAATAAAATAATAATATTAAACCCTAAGAAGGAAATTAATGCAAAGCTATTATTTAAATATTATGGTAATTTTAAAATAAGAAGAATATACGCTTATTCTGAGGGGGAAATGGTTTCAGGGGCTATAAGCCATCATTTTGATGAAATAGAAAATATAAGAAGTCAAATAGACACTGCAAGTTTTAAGTACGAGGATATGAATAAAACTAATAAATACATTCCTACTTCAAATAGTATTATATCTTATGAGCTGGGTGGTAAGATGGGATATATTTCTCCTAGAAGCAAAGGGAAGAGACTGGTTAGAAAATATTTAAAAGAGGGAACTATACTAAAAAAATTAATAAGTAAAAGAGGTGAAAATGGCATTAAATAGAGGAACATCGATAGGAACACCAAAAATATTTGTAGACTATGTTCAATACTTAAGAAGTGTGGGAGCAGTAACAGCTATATTGGGAAATAAAAATGCTTGGGATATGAATCCTTCTAAGACAAGCTCTTTAATTCCAGAAGATCCATCTAGGGTTAATTTTGCAATAGCAGAAGATAATATGCTATCAGATTTCTTAAATACTGCTAATTATTTTGCTATACTTGGTCATGACTCTACCCCAAATAACTTCACTCTTAATTTCGGAGGAGAGTTAATTCCTCTAGCTGATGTGTATGCCCCAGAAATAGATATTGATGATCCAGCAGGTTATCATATTTTTACAATAAAAAAACAAGCGCCAGTAATTGATTACTATATGATTGAAAATGAAGAGCCTTGCAATATTGGATGTTTTTCTATAGGAAGGTCATTTACTTTTCCAAATGCTCCAGACTTAAATGTTGATTTTAGCTTAACTCATGATGGAATAAAAAGAAAAAGAACTATTGGGGGTAGTGATATAACAGACATTAGCCACTATAAGACCCCAGAATGGGTTGGTAAAAGACCATGGGCTGTGTCTAGCGATAATGAAACAAATTATAAATTTACTGGCTATAATGGTAGAAGGTCTTGGAAAGTTAAATTTTCTTACTTAGATCATGACAACACAATGCCAGAAAATATGAATGAATCATTTTTATTGGATAGTTTGCCAGAAGGAACACTGTCAGTAGCTCCAAGCACATTAAATATAGTATCTCACTTCTTGTCTCTCACCTTAAATGGGAACTTGAAGTTTGTTTTTCAACCAAATCAGAATGAAGACCAATTTGCTCTTTGTACATTAGCTAAAAACAGCACAACTATAAAACAAGTAGCACATAAGACTTATGATGTGAGTTTTACTTTTGTCGAGACTTACTAGAGCCTTCATATAGCTCTAATTCTTGTTTTAAGACACGATAGCGCCTCATTTCAGCAAGATAATCATCATACCTAATAACTATGTAGGATTCGCCTCTATCTTGCCTAATTAGCTGACAATCTATAGCATCATCTTTTGGGAATATATACTCTGGCAATCGCTTTCTAATCTTACATTGTATATGCGTTTCATCATTATACTCTTTATCTCCAATCACCATATCTACCTCAGCATTAAGACCCATTGATCTTCCGTCACTGCCCCAGGCTCTTTTAGATGGGATTTCATATTCTTCTGCTTTCTTACAACAGTCTCTCTCGAACTTATTACCTTTGATTTTACTTGGATGGCTCATAGTTCTCCTCTTCTTTTAGTTCTAATATTCTTTCTTCAAGTGTATCTATATCATCAAATCCTTGTAGTTGAATTACCATATCTGTCATTGAGGAAACACACCAAACACAAAAAGCAACAGGACAAATGCCAAAAGTGCCAACGATATCACCACAATCCTCGTCTATATCTGATTGGCAAATATTGCACTCCACTACTTTCCCCACTTCCCAGCTCTTAATGTGCTGAGTATATTAGCGTAATTCATTAAATCTAATAATGTGTCTTCTACAGACTCATCTACAGCAGAATTGTCTACCATGTCTTTTTTATAAAGATTAACAAGTCTATTTATCTTATCATTCATTCTTATAACGACCCCAAGCTGAGCTAGTCTGTTATTGGCTAAACAGTCGGATGTACTCGGAGAGAGATCTAGCCCAAGCCTTATATTGGAGTCGCCATAATCGTGTTGTTTTCTGCAAAATAATTCGTATGCCTTATTAAAGTTATCTAACATCTCATTAGTACATTCTGTGTATTGCTGTTCTATTTCTTGTACTACACCCATATATTCTCCTTAATTCGAGTCTGGGAGTCCGAAGACCCCTTTAATAATTCATATTCATTTAACTTTTCTCTTATTTCTCTTGCAGACTTGTTTCCCAAATTTTTATATTTTAAAAGTCTACTTTCAGGTATATCCATAATCTCTTCAAGATATTTAAACCCAGCATGTAAAAGACAATTATGTGTCCTAACGCTAAATTCAGCTTCTGATATTGGAGTAATTAATTCTCTACCTTTATATTGAGAAGCAAACTTTTTATCAGTATAGACCCAATCAGATTTTACTTTTTCAATGCACCTTAAAGCACCTTCTCTTTTTACTTTAAATACTTCATGAAGCCTTCTTTTAACTTCATTAGGATTAACATTAGGGTGTTTTTCTTTATCAAGGATATAATTAGGCACATCACGATAATTATGCCATTGTTTGCGTTGATATATTTTACACCATTGTCTAGCTCTTTCTTCAGAGACATCAAAATAAAACTTTTCACCTATATTCATCTCAGACATAATTTGCATAGCCAGGCTTTTAGGATATACTAGTTTAAGCTTATTGTTTTTTGTATACACTTTATATAATTCCATTATTTCTCTCCTTAGTTTCGAGTCTGGGAGTCCGAAGACCCCCATTCTCTTTTCGACGAGGTAAACATCACATTTACCTAATTAATTGGTCTTACAAAATCTGCTACAATCTTTATATGCTCTTTAGGGCAAAGGTATGCGTTTTTTGCTTTCTCATCACCTTTACCTACAAACTCTCTTAGTGGAAATCCCTTAACTGCTCTCCATATATTCTTTGGAGTTATCCAAACTAAAGACTCGCTATCATAAAACACCCAATAGTCAGCAGTAGTAGTAGATAACGCTGAGGGTTTACCATCAAATGCTACTTCCACAACATAATTACCAGTATGCAAGGATTTTACATCTGATTTTACTTCAACTGTTTTATTTATCTCTGGAATTATAATGTCATACTCCTTAAAATATCCTTCCATTATTTTTGCCCTGGGGTACTTCTTCTGTATTATACTAAGTACAAATTCTTCTATCTCTTTTCCTGCTTTTAAGTCTTCGCTAAAACTCACTTAAACCTTTCATCAAAAAACTTCTTATTTTTATTCCCACATTCTCTCATAGCACACTTCTTACACACAATAATCTCTATCGAGGGTTTTTCTTTTAATTCCCAGGTCTCATAAATGTATCTATCTGAGTTTATATAATATTTCGCACACATATCACAATGAAACTGATTTTTTTTTATTTTCTTGGTAATAGTCATAGAATGGATTGGCTACCCACCAAATAAATGGCTAGAAGCGAGAAAGGAATAAAGAACGCTCCCTTGGGTAGCCTCTATAATATAATTATTCCTTGTCTATTTTCTGAGAGATTTTATACATCTCTTCTAGAGTAGCTCTTGCTATAGGATCTTTCTCTGCAAGTATTCTTAAACCTTCTTTTGCAACCCTAATAGCTTGTTTATAAAGCTCTAGCTTTTCTCTCATTATGACATCAAAATCAGTCATCTTTATCTCCTAGTTTAAAAGATTTTAGTAAGTCTCCAATTTCTGTAACATCGGCAGCCTTCTCGTTTCCGTATCTCTTTGTATAGCTATCCATCTTACTATACCTCTTTCTGTCTTTTCTAACATCTGCGTTTGTTCTGGTCTGTGGTGTAAAGGATGGTGTCGCTTTACTAATCCAGTTATAACAAAACTTCTTTAAATCTTTCTTATGGGCTTTATTAGATAGTAACCAAGCCTTAGCTTTATCTAATTCATTATTAATATCAACACCAGGGAATGCCTTACGCATATCATCAAGCCAATCTCCCTCATTAGCTATCTGAATAAAAAAGTTATTCACTCTTTCATCGTAAGGTAGAACTGCTTTAGTTGTCTCAGTTCTTCCCTGGTATTTAGAATATCGTTCCATGAGCCAAGAAAATACCTTATCTCCATCAGCATAGTATTCTTTACCATCTTTAGAGATTTTTATTTTTATCTTGGCTGACATCTAAAATGGAACTTCTGCTGTATTGTTTTCTTGCTTAGGTGCTGACTTAACTGCTGGTGCATTAGGATCAAACTTAACCCATCCACCATCTGATAGCCAATTTCCATCTGCATCTTTCCTTCTTGGAAATAAACTTCCATCTTTTTTAGTCTTACCAAACTTCAGTACATGGAATGTCTCTTTATCGTACATCTCATAATAATGATTACCATCTACTTCTCTATGTCTAAAGCCAATATTCTCACTATTGTTAGCTTTATTAACACAGTTTCCAAATACACTATCAAATGCAGCAAGTTGCTCGAACACTTCTGTTGTGCTTCCTTCTGCTTCCACAGTGAATTTGCCAGTTTTATAAGTTACTTTCATTTTACTTCTCCTTTTTATAATGGTTTATAAATCTCATCTAACTCGTCATCAGTTTCGTAACCTCTATTGGCTAATTCATTAAATAAAGTATCATATTGAATCGGATAATCATCTAACCTTCCACCGTCCATCATGTCATTAATCAAGTTTAGAGTATTTCTAATATGGTCTGTTTCCATGTCTGATATTTCAATGTCTCCATTGGCGCTACTCCAAATACTTTCATCTTCTTGCTCGAAGTTAATCACGACTTGCTATTCCTATTCTTTTTTTATATTCACGAATTAAATTATAATAAACTGGTGTAACTAAAAAATCATCTTCTTTTTCCATTCTATTCTTAAGATATCTTATACAATTCACTAGATGGTCATCATCCATTCGCTCAATATCCCAATCAGTACCATCTTTATCTCTCCAATATCCACTCATTTTTTATTTATTATCCTTTAAACTAAACTTAACTGGAAACTTCCTTCCAAAATGTGGCTTAGGGTCATTACCTTTCGCATCTTGCCCATGCC